GGGTGGGTGCAAACAAAACTTAATGCTTATGTTAATTTAGATGATACAACTGTACCATATATTAATATAGAAGGCATGGTCAATCTAACTGATGGAGTAGAAGGTTGTGTAATTGCAAAAAATATTAAAACAGGAACTGTATTAGCAGATGATGTAATTAGATTCCCTAATGGATGGGTTGGTACTACTGATACATTTATTAATGAAATTACTTGGACTCAAGGTGTGGATAATGGTTATCCAACTTCAGGATTATTATTTGGTGAATCTATCAAATTTAATTATATAACTTATCAAGTTCCATCAACTACAAATAGTATATTACAGTGGGATGCTTGTTGTAAAGCCTCTAGTAACTCATGTCCTTTAGCAACTGATTCAGCATTTACTATAGATGAAGATACTTCTTTAAGTGATCAGGTTATTGTAACTGATGATGGATTTGGTTCATATACTCTTACTTATACTGTAGTAACTCAACCTACTAATGGAACAGTTTCTTTTGATACAACTACCGGAACATATACTTATACACCTACTGCTGATTATTTTGGTGTTGATTCATTTACATTTTCAGCAAATGATGGATATTGTGATAGTAATATAGCAACAGTAACTATTACTGTTTTAGCTGTAGCTGATAATCCTTCTATAGATACTGCATGTACTGGTACATCACAATTAAACCCAGGAGATGTATATACATATAATGGTACTGTATCAGATAATGATACGGCATGTAATTTATTAACAATGTCTTTGGTTTCAGTAACTCCTGCAGCACCATCATGGTTAAATTTAGTATATAATAATGATTGTACATTCACATTGTCAGGAACTTATCCTGCAGCAGGTGGTATATTTAATGCTGTTATAGAAGTAACTGATGGAAGTACAACTGACCAACAATCATGTAATATTGCAGGTTTAATTCCAAACATAAATACATATTTTGTATTCTGGTATGATACATCTGGTTCTATAACAGAAACAATTAGACAAATGGGTGAAATTACTAGTGCACCTGTAATTTATTCTACTTTTAGAGCTGCTGCTGGTACTTATGGTTCTAGTACTTCAGGCCCATTTCAATTTCAAAATTCTACAGGTGGTAATGGCAATCAATATGTTACACAAGTAGATGGTTTAGGAAAAGGTTCTTGGTTATTTATTAGACCTGGAATGTTAGCAAGTAATACTGTAGGTGGAGTAGATACTGGTTTAGTTCCTGCAGGTACCTTTGTTACAAGTGCTGTTTTTGATTCAGCAAATCAAAGGGTAACTGTAATGTTTAATAATAATATAGACATGTCAGCTGGAATGGCAGCAAATGGAGTATTTAAATTTGAATTAGATGATACTTTACAAGCAGCAGATTATGCAAGTCCAAGTAACCTAAGAAATCTTCTTCAAGACTTTTATGTTACATCTGGTTTTGGTACTAAAGCAAGTGGTAATAATGATCCAACAACAAATGGTCAAGATCAATTTAATAGCCATGTGTATACAGGTGTTTCTGGTGAAGAAGAACAAGTGCAAATGTTATATAACAAAAGTGAAGGTTTATCTAATGCTGTAAATCAAGTGTTTGATGGTGCTGATCAAGTTATAATAATGGGTATGGGAGATGAAGCTGCTACAAGAAATGGTCCTGCATTTACAAATCCATGTGCTAGCAGTTATTATGGTAATTTTATGGATCCTCCATTTAATCAAAATACTGATCAACCTAATATAGCATGTAACTGGTCTAATAGAACTGCATCAACAAATACTAGTTTAGTGAATGATGTTCTTAATCTTAAATCTAATATAACAACAATAACCAGTCAAACAGGAGGTTCTTCAGGAGTACCTTTAATTTATAGAGGTATGTTTTTAAATATTGGTTCATGGAATTCTAATTTAGCTCCGGGCTCACCAGGAGACACACCTTCTATACCAAATCTAATGTATATAGAAATGATGGACTTAATGCACTTTGGAGCTAATGCAGATAATGGAGCATCATTCTACACTGATGCTGATACTTTAAGAGTTCTATCTTCAGGTACTACTCCAACAATAACATATAGACCAGATACTTTTAATGCAGGTCTTGGATTATTAAAAACTTCAACAGGAGGTACAAACGATCAAACTCCTGGTTTAGCATATTATTACAATGAAGTTAGGAACGGATTAAATGAAATGGGATTCACTTTATAATAAACAATTAAATAAATAAATATGGCAACACAATATAACAATTCAGAATCATCATCTCTTAATAGTGAGTATCCTAAAAATATGGCTATGCCAAACCAATATGGTTTTGGTACTTTAGCACCTCATAAAATTATCTCAGCTGCTACAGCAAATGAAACTTTTATAAAAATAGGTGGAGCATCTGTTTATGGAATATGTTTAACTAATACTGGAGCTACTGCAGCATATGTAAGAATCTTTGATAAGGCCAGTATACCGGTTTCTGCAACTGATTTATCTATCATGACTATATGTATTCCTGCTGCAGCTGCGGCTGGTGCAGGTTCCAATGGTGTAAATAATGTTTTTTTACCAGTACCAGTAGGATTAAAATTAGGATTAGGAATTAATATAACAGGATTAGCTACTGATTTAGATGTTACAGCAGTAGCTTCTGAACAAATAGTAGGAACTATACTTTGGAGATAAATAAAACTATGGCAAAACAACAATCAAACAACGCAAGCAATCCTATAAGTCCACACAACTCTATTAAAAGAGAAGGTGGATCAATAGTAAATACTGATGCTAATAAAAACCAGGGTGGGTTTAGGCCTGCACCAGATAAAACAGTGCTAGGTACTATGAATACTATAATGACTGATCAGTATAAAAAAGCATAAATGAAATCAATAGTAAACTTTAAAGACTTTGCCTCTAATCCAATAGCAGGAGTATTATTATTATCTCTTATAGCAATAGGTTATTTATATGTAGATAATAAAACCACTCTGACTAATCAAATAAGAGTTTTACAAGAAGAAGTCATTATTCTTAGAAATGATTATAAAGTATTAAATAATAAATTTATTGAGACTTTAAGAACAATACATGAATAAGCTATTTCTTATATTACTTTTTATACTATCCTCTTGTTGTGGGTTAAATAAAAATGTTGAACCTATATCTGAAACAAATAACAATATAGATAGCATGATGATATTAGCAGATGATGCTATTATTCATCTTAAACATAAAAAAGAAAGCCACCAGAATGTTCAGGATAAATTAAACCAAAAAGTATTAGATATTATATATGTCCGTAATTTCTATAAAGATAGTATAGATAATTTAAAAAGTTTAAAATTAGTAAATAGAGATAGTATTATTTATAACTATAATACAGAATTAATTACTATTATAGATACAATTAGAGTTACTATATCTGATTCAATATGTCCAGTATGTATGAATAAAATTAATAAGAGAAAATCTTTATTTAAGATTTTTAAGAAAAAGACTAAGGAAAAGATTTAATATTCAGTATTTTATTTTAAATACTCTCTAATTCTACTTTCACTTAATTCATACTTAACTGCTAAATCTTTAACACTTACACCTTCATTATATAATTTATTAATTTTTGTAGCTCTATCTTTAATAAGTGTACTTTTAATATCAGTATATGTATTATCTTTGCTATTCCAGTTTTTCATATTTATTTTCTTAATTCTATCAACATATGTTTTATACTATACATATAAGATGATACTGAGTCAGATTCATCCTCTATATTAGTTAATTCTTTCAGTAAGTTTACTTTTGCCCACATCTCTGCAAAGCGTATCAGTTGTTCTTCTGTGTATTCTTGTTTACCTCCTGGGTCAAACACTGTGTCCCATTCATTTAATTCATCTGAGTGTAAATATTCTTTTGCTCCATTCATATCTTTAACGCCCTTATTAGTGAGAGGGGCTTTACTCTTTTGTTTCTTATTATGTACATTTACTTATGTTTTGTTTCAATTAAGATATATTTAAAGTAATTATATTTCCATTACTACTTAACTCTCCAAATTTTCTATCTGTTACAACAGATCCGTTTGAAAATACTGTATCCATCCCAGGTATAGTTCTTGTACCAGCATTGATAATCTCTTTGTTGTTATGTATATGACCAAATAGTACAAGCTTAGGTTGCATTACTATACATATTGCAAGTAATGATTTATCACCACAGAACTCTAAGTTATTTGCTCTATCATAAGAAGCATCTAATATCCCCATAGGAGGACCATGTGTTACAATAATATCTGTATCTACATCTATTGCTTTAGTCCAAAATCTATCTAACTTGAATCTTGCTTTATTAAATGCCCAACCTGTTCCAAATGAAGGAGTGATAGGTGAACCAAATATCTTAAGTCCCTCTATAGTAATATGAGTGTTTTCTAAGTAATGAATACCTGCAACATCAAAATCAGTCTTAGTAACAAAACCTCTCTCAATAGATGTATCATGATTACCAGCAATAAATACTTTGTGAGGTATAGGTAGTGCACCAAACCAATCTATAAATTCCCTAACTTGTGGTTCATTATGATAAGGGTCTCTTGGGTTAGAACAATCACCACTAAATATAACCATATCAATATTTTCTGGTATTGTTAGAAGGTCATGATACGTATGTGTATCTCCTATGTGCCAAATTTTCATATCTATTGTTTTAATTTAAAAATATTTTTAATGTCTTGCCATCATCTTGTACTGATAACTCTAAGCTCTTGAAGTCTTTTAACTCCTTGTATAACGTTAGTAATCTACCAACTGCTTTGTCATTCTTAGCGTGGTTAATAAGCTCTAATCTATTCAGTTTATTTACATTTAGTGTTAAAGTTTCATCTATCACACCTGTTAATTCCTCAATTCTATCTAATAGTATATCATGCTTATCTGAATATCTTAATGGTTTAGCTAATTCAGCTATTTGCTCTAATTCTTCAAGTAGTTTTTGGTTGACATACTGCTCTAATTCAACATTATCTCTTTTGTCCATATTTATTATTTTAATTGGCCGTTAATTGGCCGTTATTGTCCGTATTGCACATTAATTGCACTATTTGCACAACCATCTTCCTGATGTCAGGAGAATAATACTATCTTCATTTTGTTACCACTTGTTATCACAACCTGTGATTTCAAGTTGTGCATCCAGTGGCTGCGTTATTCTTCTTTTATCTCCAATAAAGTGTTCATTACACTTAACAATATCTCCATATTTGTGTTGTTTCCATTTAACACTTTTGTCACAAATTAATCACATTCTATTGTCACTATAGGTATAATTCTTTTACTTTCATCACTATATTTATCTCATAATCACATTGTAGTGTGATTGTTTGTGGTCTCATTTTGCGACCTCAAGTTTACTCCGGGGTGAACAAGAGTATTAACATTATGGCAAAAACGCCTTTATGCCCACCCCTTTGTAAATTTTACTTGGCCAAATTACAACTATATTTCCACGTTTTCTCTTTACTTTCCCCATTTTTCACGGTTAACTATTAAAGCTATAACACTATAGTTAGCTAAATCAATCCAAGAATCCTCTAGAGATTCATTATATTCTTTTTTCTTATTCCAAAGTAAATTTTGTATACGAGATATTTTATCATTCATTCTAAACCATAAGCCCTGATGACTAAATAATTTATTATCATGTATTGTTAGATCTCTACCTAAAGCAATATTATTAGGACCATAGTCCATTTGTTTCCTGCAGAATAACTCATATTGTTCTGCTTGTATTTTTTTAAATTCAGCAGCAGTTTCAGGATATTGTGATTCACAGGTATCTATAACACCAGTATTTCTATCTTTTTCATAATAATGTTTACTATGAGTTTCTTTTATTTTTCCTATTATTATTCCTTTCATTTCTTTTTTTTATGTTCATAGATTCTATCATGAGCTAGACCACCAGTTAAAGTAACAACTTTATCTATTCTATTTTCTAGCTTATTATTTTTTTTATTTCTTTTACTACCTATAAAGCAACTTATTCCTGCTATAGTAAATAAAGCTACCATTATTAATTCTATAATCATTTTTATAATTCTTTAGTTATTGATGTACCTTTTTGTTCATCACCTGCATCTGATATTATTATTGTCATTTTGTTTTGTTTTTTCTGAAAGAAAAGATTGTTCTACTTTAACCCAATATTCATTGAGTTCTTCTTCTCTATCTATTAAATAAATTATTTGTCTTATGTGAATGAGTCCATCAATAGGGCCCATTCTTTGATATATGTATTTACCACGATTAATTGTTTCTGTCATAATTAATTAAGTAAGGCTGGAGCTCAAGAATGCAAAAACTTAAACTCCAGCCTAATTTTATCATTCATTTAAATTGTTCCTGCTTGCTATATAAAAGCAAAGAACAAGTAATAAAAATAGTATAAGTGTTTTTATCATTTACTAATAGTTCCTATCAAATACATTTTGGTTAATTTCATCTACCTCAATATATTCTGGGGTATCTTCCATAATAATATCTAATTTTTTAATAGAATCATTAGATGTTTTTACTGATAAGCTAACACACTCAGCCATCATAAAATCATGGAAGTCTTGACTATCTTGCATCCAATCTCTTGGATGAGCTTTCTTTAATGCTAATGTTACATAATTATAAAAAGCCCAAGCAGTAAGATTAAAAGGATCTTTATCATCATCCTTAATGCTTTTTTTTATAAGGCTAACTTGTTGTGAATCAAGTATATCTTCATCAATAAACAATCTCCCTGTTAATTCAGACTTTTGCTTACAGTCTAAATCAATAGTTTTCATTAATTCTTTATCTTTTATGATACGCTTATAATGTTTTTCAGCATTCTTAATTTGATCTGCTATATGAGTTTTAACATCATAATCAGCTGAACCAGTATGCTTTCTTTTAAAATTCATTAAGTCACCGGCTATCATACCATTATAACAAACCATTACATATGCACCTATTGCACATTGAAATCTTGTACTCTTATCATAAGAGTTTGTCCAGGCAAACATCATTCCTACCTCTCTTTCAGTAACAATCTCTTGATCAATTGTTTGAGTTGGGTAAATATGATATATGCCTTGTGCTACATTGGCATTCATGTTTGCTCTATATGTTTCTTTTTGTATTATAAATCCTGCATCTTTTAATAATTGATGAGTATTTTCTATCACTGATTTATGTGATACTACTGTGTATGTCTTACCATGTTGAGGTAAGTCAGCATTTTCTAAATGCCATCTGGATGTTTCTTTTGGTTTTGTATATCCCATAATAAACTTTTAATGTGTAAATATAATAAATTAATTTTTAATCAGGTAATTCTTGGTCTTTATCTATAGAAACTTCTGCAGTAGCTATTAAATGAACTGGATTTCCCTTTTCATCTTCACAATAGCTATACATACCATCTATATAAGCAAAGAATAATCTTTGGCCAAGTTTAGCTTTAGCACCTGAAGGAGGAGTTCCATAGTCCCCCTTTACTATTACCCAAGTACCTAGAGGTACATTGTGTAATTCAATAGTATATTCATCTTCTGAATTTGACATTTTAAAATAGTTTTAATTACATTCCAGGCATTCCTGGCATTCCTCCCATTGGTGGCATAGCACTCATAAGATCTTCATCTTTAATTAAAGCACATTCTGTGGTAAGTATCATACCAGCAACTGACGCTGCATTTTCTAATGCAATTCTAGTTACTTTACAAGGATCAATAATCCCTGCCTCAAGCATGTCTACATACTTATCATTCTTAGCATCATAACCTGCTCCAAATGATTTAGACATTACTGCTTCTAATTTAACATCAGCACTAACACCTGCATTCTCACAAATAGTTCTGAATGGTGCTTGTATAGCTCTTGACACAATATCAACACCAGTCATTTCATCATCAATAGGAGACATGTAAGCATTTAAGATCAAACCTGTTCTAAGTAAAGCAACACCGCCTCCAGGTACAACACCTTCTTCTACAGCAGCTCTGGTTGCAGCAAGTGCATCATCAACTCTATCTTTCTTTTCTCTCATTTCTAATTCACTAGCAGCACCTACATAAAGAACTGCTACACCTCCACATAACTTAGCTAATCTTTCTTGTATCAATTCTTTATCATATTCACTATCTATAGTATTAATTTGTGACTTAATATTATTAATTCTTTCTTTAATAGACTCAGGGTTACCCATGCCGTTAACAATTGTAGTATTATCTTTATCTACAGTTATATTTTCTGCAGTACCTAGCATACTTAAATCTGTATTTTCAAGAGCCATTTCTCCTTCTTCAGTTATAACTGTAGCACCGGTCAAGATAGCAATATCTTCTAGCATAGCTTTTCTTCTTTCACCAAATCCAGGAGCCTTGACAGCTGCAACTTTTAAGCCACCTCTAATCTTATTGACCACTAAGGTTGCTAATGCTTCTCCGTCAATGTCTTCAGCAATAATAAGCAAAGACTTACCAGATCCCATAACTAATTCAAGAATAGGCAGCATGTCTTTCATCACAGATATTTTTTTATCAATGATAAGAATATAAGGATGGCTTAATTCAGCAGCCATTTTATCTTGGTTAGTAACAAAGTAAGGACTTAAGTATCCTCTATCAAACTGCATACCTTCAACAGTATCCACATATGTTTCCATACCTTTAGCCTCTTCTACAGTTATAACTCCCTCATTACCAACTTTAATAAATGCTTTAGCAATTAAAGAACCAATAGTTTTATCACTATTAGCAGATATAGTTGCAACCTGTTCTATCATATCAGAAGACTTACCTACTAAAGTAGATACCTTTCCTAATTGTTCTACAACAAGACTAACTGCTTTATCTATACCACGCTTTAAGTCCATGGGATTTGCTCCAGCTGCTACATTTTTAAGTCCTTCAGTTACTATAGCTTGAGCTAAAACTGTAGCCGTGGTAGTTCCATCTCCAGCTAAGTCATTAGTTTTGCTAGCAACTTCTTTTACCATTTGAGCTCCCATATCTTCTAAAGGATCATCCAGTTTTACCTCCTTAGCAACTGTAACACCATCTTTAGTTATTTGAGGACCCCCAAAAGATTTAGAAATAATTACATTTCTACCTTTAGGGCCCAGTGTTACCTTAACTGCATTAGCTAAAGCATCTACTCCATTTTTTAAACCATTTCTGGCTTCTACATTAAATTTGATTTTTTCTGACATGTCTTTTGTTTAAAATAATTTTAATTGATTTGAGGATACAGATAATATCCCATTAATTTCTGATTCAATAGCTTGCAAATAATAACCCTTATCAATGTTATAAGAACTCCATTTGGGTTTCACTTCCATTTTGTTATACACAGTTTGTAGCCAATTTCCAGCTTCTAATTGAATTTCTCTACCATCCTTTTTGTTTTTCTTTATGATTTTAACTCCTTTCTTAGAGACAAAATATCTATTTATTTTTTGAAGTGATTCTTCATTGAATTCACCATCAACTATAGATCTAGCTATTTGCTTCCAATCCCCTTTAGATTTACCTCCTATACAATAATCCAGAATATTCATATTTTCTTCTAGATACTGTTCAGGTAATATATCATTAACAAAATATTGATATATTGCTTTAGGTATTACTAATTTAGATTTATTCTTATGCAATTGAAGATCATGAAAATCAAACCTACCTTTTAACTTTACAGGTGCAAAACTAAACTTATCCTTATTTACTTTAAATAAATAATGAGGTTGAGATTGCTTTAACTCTCTCCATTTAGTAATGTCAACATCAATAAAATCATTAACACCAATATAATTGTTCACATCAGCTAGTATAAGTTTTTGATATTTATCATGTTCTAAATTAAGATTGGTTTTATCTTCCCATTCTTTACATATTTGCATATACTCATCAATATATTTTCTAGGAATTAGAGTTTCTACACCATCTGTATTTTGTAATAATGCTATAGCACCAGGAATTCTTTCCATAATTTGTTCATACAACATCATCAATGTAAGTTGACCATTGATTGTTATCTTTAAACACAATTCAGGATCATAAAAGAAGCTGTTTTCATCATTACTAAGACCAAAAGTAGAATTAAGTATAATCTTATATACATAGTTCATTGGATTGCTCTTAGGTATCTTCTTACGCTCTTCAAAGAACCATTCATATTGATCACAAAATGCTTCTTTAGGGAAATGACCAGGTGAAAATTGATTTTTAATAGCAAGATTAGGATAAAAACTAGTAACATCTGAAGACATTATTACCATTTCTTCATCACTCTCATAAATACCTTTCTTAGCAGCACCATGAACACCTCCTAAACCAAAATCAGTTTTAACATCTTTATAGTTAATGCTATATTTAAAGCTTCCTTTAAGTTTGCTTGCATCAACTTCTAAAGATTTAAACCTTTCATGTATTGTTTTAAATTCTAAGGATGTAAATGAAATATAAGGC